GGTAACATTTGTATTGAGTATAAGTCTTGGGGTAAGCCGTCAGGTATTGACGCAACTGAATCAGACTACTGGTTCCATAACTTATGTATCGGTGATGATGAGTATTGTACACTGGTGTTTAATACTAAGACCCTCAAGAAGATTGTTAAAGGTCTAGACAGTTTCAAAACAGTTTCAGGTGGCGACAACAGAGCAAGTCAAATGTATTTGCTGAACCTACAAAAACTGTTTTCAAGTGATGTAATCAAAGCCTTTAAGGAGTTAGATTATGAGCAAGCTTAATACTATAGTACCTGATATATATAGCATCCTTGAAAAACTTTCAGATGGTGAGCCTCTTCCAATAACGGAGGAGGCGCTTGATGAAACTATGGCATCTATGAAAGAAGCCATACTTCACTGGGCTACTCCAAGAAAGCGTGACACAGACTTCACTGTTAGAATGTCTAACGTAGGTAAGCCGTCTCGTCAAATGTGGTTTGAGAAACGAGACCCCAACGGTCGTGGCTCTGTTGATGGAGCTACACAGATTAAGTTCTTGTATGGTCATGTGCTTGAAGAGATTGTGTTAATGCTTGTTCGTATGGCAGGACACAATGTAACCGATGAGCAAAAAGAAGTTAAAGTTAATGGCATTGTAGGACACATGGATTGTAAGATTAATGGCGAAGTAGTTGACGTTAAGTCTGCATCTAAGTTTGCGTTCAATAAGTTTCAGAACGGTACACTAGCCGCTGATGACCCCTTTGGTTATCTCGGACAGCTTGCAGGGTATGAAGAAGCAGAGGGCACAGATGAGGGCGGCTTCCTTGTTATCAACAAAGAAAGCGGTGAGTTATGTATGTACACTCCCGATGACTTAGATAAACCTAACATCAACACAAAAATAAATACTTTATTAGGTGAATTAAAACTTGACAAACCGCCTGAACTATGTTATACTCCCATACCTGATGGAAAGAAAGGTAATATGAAATTACCAAAAGGTTGTTCGTGGTGTAAGTATAAACACGAATGTCACAAGGACGCTAACGATGGTGCAGGTCTTAGAACTTTTAAATATTCTACAGGCTATACATATCTCACTGAAGTCGTAGCAGAACCAAAGGTGGATGAGGTACTATGAATCGTAGGAAAAGCAAAAGAATCTACAAGCAAACTAAAAGGCTTCAGCTCGAATGGCTGAGGTCTTTGGTTGACGAGGTAGAAGCCAGTAAGATTAATGAAAGTAACATGGAAGAAATGCTTCCCGACCAAAAACATATATGGGGTGGAGGTCAGTTAAGGCTAAGTTTTTACACAGATAAATGGCTAAAGAAAAAGATAAAGCAGCTACTTCAAATCTTTCCAGATAAAGAAGTAGAGGATATTACAAGCGAGGACATAGTATGGAAGATGTCGAAGCGCTAGGAATAGAAGATGCTATAATAGCAATAGGAAGCTATTTATATAATTCGAACAAGACAATTGCTGATGTTGACCAAGAGTTTCTACAAGCGTTACTTGTTTTAGTCAGTGTTGAGCTTGAACGCAGGGAGGCAACAATACATTGAAAAAAGTTAGGAAGGGCTTTAGAAAGCCAAGAGTAAAACGACCAGTAGATAAAAACTTAGTTAAAGGTTATGACTCTAACTGGGAGTATGAGCTGCACTCAGGTATACTTGACAAGTGGGAACACCACGTTGATAAAGTAGAGTATACCGTAGAGCACAAGTACGAACCCGACTTTGTTAAAGTTATTGACGGCAAGAAAATATTACTTGAAGCAAAGGGGAGGTTCTGGGATAGTGCTGAGTACAGTAAATATATTTGGATTGACAAAGCTCTTCCTGATGATGTTGAGTTAGTATTTTTATTTGCTAACCCAAGCGCACCAATGCCGCAGGCTAAGGTACGAAAGGATGGCACGAGACGCTCACACTCAGAGTGGGCAGACAAAAATAACTTTAGATGGTTTAGTGAAGATAGTATACCCGATAACTGGATTAACACAAAGAAAAAAGAGGACTTTAAGAATGAGCATTAATGACGCAAGCCCCGCTGATTGGGATAAAGCAACTTTTAAAACAAACAGACTAGGCGAGCCTACGTTTGATGAATACATGAAGAGACTTAACTCTAACTGGGTGTTTGATAATACAACAGCAGCAAGTCCTGTAGCCGCTGAAGATTCAGGACAGTTTAAAGATTGTTGGGACGAAGAAGAAATTGATGATGTTAATAACCCCTCGCATTATAACTATGGTAAGGTTGAGTGCATTGAGGCTATTGAAGAAAGCATGACCGCTGAAGCTTTTAAAGGCTACCTAAAAGGCAATGCTATTAAGTATCTCTGGCGCTACGAAAGAAAGTCTAACGCATTACAAGACTTACAAAAAGCTACTTGGTATTTAAACAAGCTTACCCAGATAAATATATTTGATAATGACTAAGTGGTGGCGTATCTGGGCTAAGTCTCTTGGAGAAAAAGTAGGAGAGACAGACAAGCAAGCGGATACAGTGGCAGCTATTAGAACTTTCTGGTGGTTAGTCCACATAGCTACATGCTTTATGATTATTATAAGCAATGCTAAAAATTTAGGTTGGTGGTAATGGACAGAAAAGAAGAAAGGCGCAATAGCTTTAAGCGCAAGAAAGAATTTAAAAAACTAACGAGGTCTTCTAAAGTTAAGACCGAACGCAAAAAAACAAAAGGAAAACCAGATGACTTTTTATTTTTGGAAAACTCTATTCAGTCTGGAGTTGAGGAATGGAGTAGGGATTGATTTAGAATTTTGTAGTAGTAGACCCGTATGGACAGTTAAGAATGGTGAGCAAGGCGTGATGCCATTCGAAGGAGTTGTGATAATGCTCCCCTTTTTAACTATATCTATTGGAAATGTATATCAGGAGGAATAAACGATGAGTAAAGATTGGAGTATAACACTTACAGAAAAACAAAAGCTCGCACTAAAAGCATTGGGGTTGTTTGTAATCTCTCCTGTGTATGTGCCTATAGTCATACTGTGGGATAACCGTAAAGACATTGCAGGTTTTTATAAAGAGTTTTGGACAGCTATAACCTTTGGAGATTTTAATGGATAAGTATCAACAGTTTATACACAAGTCAAGATATGCTAGATGGCTATCAGACGAGGGCAGGCGTGAGACTTGGGAAGAAACAGTACAAAGGTATGTAGACTTTTGGGTTAGCAGAAAACAAATAGATAAGAAAACAGCTACCCGTTTGTACGAAGGCATACACAGTCAAAAAGTTATGCCCAGTATGCGTTGCATGATGACAGCAGGTGAGGCTTTAGACAAGGATAACGTAGCAGGATTTAACTGTAGCTACTTAGCTATTGATTCTCCTAGAAGCTTTGATGAACTTATGTATGTACTTATGTGTGGCACAGGCGTTGGATTTAGTGTTGAACGTAACTTTATTAATAAGCTACCAGTTGTGGCTGAATCGTTCCATGATACAGACAGCACGATTGTAGTGGCTGATAGTAAGATTGGTTGGGCTAGTGCATTCCGTGAGTTGATTGCTATGTTATATGCAGGTAAAGTTCCTAAGTGGGACATGAGTAAGATTAGACCTGCAGGTGCTAGACTTAAAACCTTTGGTGGTCGTGCATCAGGTTCAGCACCTCTTGAAGACTTGTTCCGCTTCTGTGTAGAAGTGTTTCACAAAGCCGCAGGTCGTAAGCTAACAAGCATTGAGTGTCACGATGTTGTGTGTAAGGTTGCAGACATTGTAGTTGTCGGTGGTGTTAGACGTTCAGCACTTATAAGTCTATCAAACCTATCAGACATTCGTATGGCTAAGGCTAAGACAGGTGCATGGTGGGAAGCAGATGGTCATAGACGTTTGGCTAACAACAGCGTAGCCTACACAGAGAAGCCAGACTTCGAAGCATTCATCAATGAGATGAAGACTCTATACGAAAGCAGAGCAGGTGAACGAGGATTGTTTAGTCGTGTAGCGGCACAAAACATTGCGGCTCGTAATGGACGTAGAGACTCTGAGCAGGACTTCGGTACTAACCCATGCTCTGAAATTATACTACGGTCTAATCAGTTCTGTAATCTATCTGAGGTTGTAGTGCGTGAAGATGACACTGAAGAAACACTCAAAGAAAAAGTAGAGTTAGCTGCTATTATTGGTACGCTTCAGGCTACGCTTACAGACTTTAGGTACTTGAGAAATATCTGGCACAAAAACACAGCCGAAGAAGCACTACTTGGTTTAAGTATGACAGGAATTATGGATAATAAATTATTGTCTGGTCAGGCAGACCAAGAAGAATTAGAAAAGACTTTGGAGAACTTGAGAGATGTCGCTATTAAAACAAATGAAAAGTGGGCTAAGAAGCTTGGCATTGAACAGTCTGCAGCTATTACATGTGTTAAGCCTAGTGGTACTGTGTCTCAACTTGTTGATTCTGCTTCTGGGATTCACCCTCGTTTCTCTAAGCATTACATTCGGAGAGTACGTTCAGACAAAAAAGACCCACTTGCAGTCTTCATGGAAGCAGCAGGGTTTCCAGTAGAACAAGATGTAATGTCAGAGTCTTCTGTGGTATATAGCTTCCCAGTTAAAGCACCAGAATCTAGTGTGGTGGTGAAAGAAGTAGGGGCTATGGAGCAGTTAAAACTATGGAAGACTTATCAAAACTCTTGGTGCGAACACAAGCCAAGCATTACTGTGTACTATACAGATGATGAGTATTTACAAGTAGCTCAGTGGATATGGGATAACTTTGATATATGTTCAGGTATTAGTTTACTTCCTGTTAGTGACCATGTATATCAACAAGCACCCTATGAAGATATAGATGCTGAGAAGTATGATAAGCTTGTAGAGTCAATGCCACAGAACGTGAACTGGAATGACTTGGTTTACTTTGAACAAGAAGATAACACCACCGGCTCACAAGAATTAGCATGTGTTGGTGGAGCTTGTGAAATAGTATAAGGAATGAATATGAAAGCAAAGGAAGCTAACATACTATCATTTAAGATTATTGTCAATCATTCGGGAGCCATCCTAACGGAACTGGGTGGCTTACCCGAAGACAGACTTCACGAAATATTTAAGGGAGATGAACTGGTTCTAATCCGGAAAATTATTAGGGAAACAAAACCCAAATTAGAACCAATCCATAACTACCTTGAAAAAGAATTGACAGCCTTTATGTCTACCACTTAACCTTATTAGCCCAATATGCTGCGGACATCTTACCTTTCTTGATGTTCTTAGCATGGCGGGCTTTAAAGCTTTTACGCTTAGCCTTCATTCTTGCAGACTCTCCTGCTTTAGGTTTACCTGCAGTTGATGCACCCTTCTCACCAAAACGAATCGTCTTGATTTTATCACCTTCTTTTGCTACTACTATGTGTGATTTCTTAGGGTGGTTAGGTGTACGCTTAGGTTTGTTAAACCCTGATACACCTGCTCTAGCTAGTCGTGAGTCTTTCTTCTTCATCGTTTCTTCCCCTTATGTAAGCCATGTTTAGCATGTTGCTTGCCTTTTCGAGTGGCCGCTCTTTTTTTCTTATTAGCTGCTGCTAGTTTCTTTCTACCTGCAGCGGTGGACTTCAGTTTAGCAATAGTCTTTTTAGGTGCATATACTTCACCAGTTTTTGAAGACTTCTTGCCGCTTGCTGTAGTCCATTTCTGAGCAGTCCATTTCTTTAAAGACCTTTGTGGTTTACGTAGTGTTGTTGCCATTACTTATATCCTCCACCTGCTTTTTTATATTCTCTAGCTAACATCTGCGCTTTCCTAGCTGACCACTGTCCTGCCTTACCGCCTCGACTACCTGCTTTAATTTTATTAAAGAGGTTCTTACGCATTGTTGGCTTAGTGTAGTTTCCTGCCTTGTTGACTGTAGATTTTTTGGTGGTCATAATATATTACCGTCTATACGTTCTTCTACGAGTTACTGGTCTACGCAAAGAAGGTCGACCCGGTCTACGTGTACGTGAAGCAACTGCTCTACGTCTACGTGCAGCTAGTGCTGACCTACGTGCTGCTGCCGCTGTTGATAAACCTGTACGTCTACGAGAAGCTGCAGGACGACTAGTAGGACGAGCTGTAGCTCTACGTTTCGCTAAAGCTGATGCTGCTCTTTGCATTACACTACCAGTTCTTCCTCTTGAAGCTACTGGTCTTTTAACTCTTTGACCACTACGACCTCTCATTTTTGCCAACTCTTGAGCTTTACGTGCGCCTGTAGTTGTAGAATATACACGACCCCTGCCTCTTGAAGGTGATGGGTCTTTAACTCTTTGACCACTACGACCTGTCATTTTTGCCATCATTGAAGCAGGAATTTTAGGTGGAGCTTTTTTAGCCGCTGCTTTCCTACGTGCCGCCATTCCTCTGCTTTGAAGACCCATTAAGATTTTTGCTCTAGCCGGACTTACACGAGACCCATATTTTTTCATGGCATTTTCAAGACTTTTACTACTTCGTCCTGTCTTAAAAGCTTGTTCTTGAGCTTTGATTAGTCGAGCTTGTGCTGACTTACCTAGACGATTAAACGATTGATTTCGATTGCGTTTTGACACAGCAGCTTTTTGTCTTTGTCCCAATACTGCAAGACCTCTACGTTTGGATGCTCCGGCTCGTTGTTGTTTTAAAAATCCTTGCATTCCCCCTGCTTTAGCTACACGACCCTGTAGTTTTTTTAGTCCTGCTGCTTTCTTTTGAGCAAGCGTACGTTTTTTAGCTAATCCCAACGCTCCACCTATAGCCTTTTTAGTTCTCTTGGCAGGTGCTTTTTTTGTATATGGCATAATAATCTCTCCTAAGTTTTAGTTATTTCGGCTTACGCCTTTGGCTTTCTCGACAGTTCTCATAGCACCTAAACCTAGCATACCCATAAGGACTGGCATCATTGTTGATGTATCTAATACAGGGACCGTAACGGAAGAATCGGCAAGAGCAAGCGCAAAATTTGCCATCGGGATAAGAATGTACTGACCCGCAAGTCCAACACAACAAGTCCAACCAACAGCAGGTCTCCAACCCGACACAAATAAGCTCTTATGTGCCGCTTCTGTCTTATTAACTTCAAGTTGCGCTTTCGCAAGTTCCTGTGCGTGCTTCTCAGCCATTGTTGATAGTTCAAACGCAATCGCATTCTTCTTGTCTTTATCCTCTATAAATTTGTCTAATAATCCTGTAACAGGTCCCACTAATGAATTTAAATTTAACATAGTATCCTCACTTTAAGGGATTCGAGAGATAGTCCATGCCATCCCACAAGTCCTGAATTTCCCTATTAATTGTTTTAAATTTTGTATCTAGCTTAGTTGCGTCAGATGCTAACACCTCTGCTTTAGCTACCGTAGCTTTCATACTCTCTATATCTTTTTCTAACTCATTTACCTTGTCACCAATAGTCAGTAACTTTTCTTGCTGTGTTGCTATTGTTTTTAAATTAACTCCTAACTCTGCAAGCTTGCCTTGTAATTTAGAAACATCGTTAGCTTCTAGCTCTTGTTCTATTAGTGTAATTCTTTCTTCTAGTGGAGTTACATTAGGAATAAATAAACCTTCAACACCTTCTAGTCTTGAATATAAACTAGAAGCTGTCCATACACCACCACCGATTGTAGTAGCTAAAGAAAACACAACAGCAATATAAATACCTTTTAGTTTAACACCACCGATTGTTAGTTCTGCGTCTGCTAAACTCATTCGCACTCACCTGTCATAAAACATTTATATCCGCTAGCAGTTGGACCTGTAAGGTAAAACTCTGACTCGCTTCCTGCAAATAAAATGTCTGCTTCGTTTATGTACAAGTTTAAACCTATGTCATCATTACCGTTAAGAAACACAGCTGTTAAGTTTCGTGTTGTGTTATAGCCCATAGAAACCCATTGTGCGTTAGCATCGTACATAATACTAGTTTGTTCTGCTGTAGTGTTAGCGTTTTCAATGCCCTGCTCTAAGAATGCTACTGATTCTTCTGAGTTGGCTACAGCTAAATAAGCCGAAGCATTGTTTGCATGTGTTTCAATTTCATCTATAGACTGATTGTATGTATCAACTTCTTCTTGAGATATAGTTAATACTTCTTGATTTGTAGAAACAAACTCTTGAACTTCTGCTTCTTGCTCAGGCGTAGAAGCTGCTTCAACTTTTTCAGCTACTTCAACTACCTGTACCATTTCTACAACAACTTCAGTAAATGTGTCAACAGCATTATTCATTAAGTCTAATTCGTCTGCAGCTTTACTTTCTAATACAGCTTGAATGTCTCCATACGGCTGATAGTTAGTGGCAAATCCACTTAAAGCATTGTTATACGCATC